GGCGTGCTTCTTCTGGGCCTCCGTGATCTCCACCTCGACGGGCCTGCCGCCGTCGCCCGTGTGGACCGCCCACTGGTGGGTGGACTTCCCGTTGGGGTAGTCGGCGTGGATGTCTATCAGCGTCCCCGTCACGTCGTCCGCCCTGGCGGGCAGCGCGAAGAGCAGCGCCGCGAGCAGTACCGCAGTCAGTCTGGCCATCATTCCGCACTCCTCTCCCGGATAACCTCCGGAGAAAATCCAAGAGTCCGGCCGGCCGGGGGAGGGGACACCGCCGGCCCCGCCGCGCGTTACCCTCCCATGATCTTCGCCACCCTAACCAACGGGGCCATCATCATCGGCCTCAGCGCCAACAACGTGGAGAAGCTGATGGACGGCAAGCCCATCCACAAGAAGCTGGAGGGGCTGCCGGAGATCTGGGTCGTCTACGGCCCGACCGAGGCGGCGATCCTGGGCGACCTCCGCAGGGCCGGGCTCAGCGCGGAGCCCGGGGCCAGGGTCCACGCCATCGCGGAGGACGACGGCGAGGAGGGGAGCGGTGGGTAAGCCGATCCTGGTGCTGGACTTCGACGGCGTGTGCCACTCGTACGTCAGCGGCTGGTGCGGCGCCACCACCTGCCCCGACCCGCCGGTGCCGGGCCTGTTCGAGTTCCTGGAGGAGGCGGCCGGGGTCTTCGAGATACACGTGCTGTCGTCCCGCACCCGGGAGCCGGGCGGCCGCGAGGCGATGGCGTCGTGGTTCCAAGCGGAGACGCGGGCGTGGGAGGAGCGGGTGGGCCGCCACGGCGAATGGCGGCTGACCTTCCCGTCCGCCAAGCCGGCCGCCTTCCTGACGCTCGACGACCGGGCCCTGTGCTTCACCGGGGTGTGGCCGTCCGTGCCCGGCCTGCTGGCCTTCCGGCCGTGGTACAAGCTGGGCGCCGGCGGCGGCGGGACCCTGGCCGACGCGGTCGCCGCGTTCCTCGCGAAGTACGACGAGTGCAGGCCCGAACTGGACGGCATGTTCGCGACGCAGTTCGCCAGGACCGGCCACCAGTACGACGGGCCGACGTTCGGCGCCGAGCTGGAGGCCATGAGGGCGGCGTGGGCGAGACCGCCGGTGAATCCCGGTGGATGACCCCGCGCGCCGGAGGAAGCCGGACTTCTACGTCGTCCGGATGAGCACCAGACCGGGCTTCTACGACGTCCGCATAAGCTCCAGGAGGCTGCGGCGGTACAGGACGATGGCGGGCGCCAGGCGCTACCTGTCCCGGCTGAAGGCGGTCATGGGGCCGACGGTGGACGAGATATGGACGAGCATCGACCTCGTCTACCTCACGCGGTGGGACTGCAGTACGGCGCGGCCGGCCGCCGCGCGTCTGACGGACACGAGTTTGCGCAGTGGCGTGGAGCCGGGCAGCAGCAGGGAAGGAACGCATCCGGCAACGGCCCCGGTGGCGCGCCTCCGGGGGGTGACACCCCCGGCCGCGACCGGGTTTAAAGCCGTAGGCACCCCGTCTTATTGTCGGGACGGGTACCGGTCGCATCGCGCTAGAGGGGTCGAGGGTAAGCGACAATTACGCGCGTCGAGCCGGGGGAGCTGAGCATCAGCCTGCGCAATGTTTCGGGGGGAGCCCGGTGATCTCCGCGTGGTGGCTCCTGCCGGCCCTCGCCCTCTGCTCGCTGGCGGCGACGCTGGCGGCGCGGTGGGCCCTGCGGCGCCGGCCGATCGCGGCGGGGGCCCGCGGCTGGATACGGGCCGGCGACGTCGTCGCCCAGGAGGACGGCGGGGCGCTGCGGTCCGGGGCGGAGGCCTACGGCTCCGCCGTGTGCGTGTCGGCGGCGCCGTTCGTGCTGGTGTCCTGGGAGACGGACATGCGGTGGGAGTCCACCGTCCGTCCCGCGGACTTCGTGGTCGTGGCCCGGGCCTCGCCCTACAGGCTGTGGGCCTGCCGGCGCAGGCTGAGGGGGTGAGCCGGACTCTTCGGGTGAAGGAGCACAAACCCATGAGAGAGTACCCGGTAGTGATAGCACTGCTCGCCCTGTGGGCCGCCGCGGCGTCCGCCCAGCCGTCGCTGGTCCCGCAGCCCCCGCCCGCCGCGAACGCCGTCATCGTGCCGCTGACGCCGGCCCAGACCACCGCCGTCAGGAGCAACCGCATGGCGTCCGTGCTGCTGTCGCCGGAGCAGGTGACCGCGGTCATGAGGGCGCAGTCGGTGACCGGCCTGCGGTACGCGCTGATCGTGAAGTGCAACGGCACCTGCGGCCCGACCGCGCCGGCGCCCCAGTTCAGGGTGGGCACGCTCTGGGTCAGCTCCCTGGGCGAGTTCGTGGGCCTGGTCAGGCCCGGCACCGACCGGGTGGCCATCGGCTTCGACGGGTCGCGGACGCCCGGCGCGGAGGCGGTCCCGGCGGCCGACGGGGTCTTCTCCGGCGCGCTGCCGGCGTCGCTCCGGGACGGGGCGCGCCACACCGTCAGGGCCTACGCGGTCGCGGCGGACGGCACCGTCGCCCAGCTCGACCGCCCGCGCGACGGCAACGGCGACACGCTCAGCTTCACCTGGAGGCCGCAGTGACCGCCCCGGCCGTGCTACTGCTGGGGCCCTGCCCGCTGTCCGAGGTGCCCGCCGCGCCGGTGCCGGTCCTGGTGTCCATGACGGCCGACCAGGCCGACCGCATCCTCAACAAGCGGATGGTGTCCTTCCTGACCACGCCCGGGCAGGCCGCGCAGGTAATGGCGGCCAACTTCGCCGGCGCCGCCGTCTTCTTCCTGGAGCTGAGCGACGAGGCGGTAGCGGCGCTGGAGAAGGGCCCGCCGGATACGGGCCCGCTGATGGCGCTCCTGGCCGCCGGCCCCGGCACGTGGTTCTACCAGCAGCCGACGGGCGAGCTGTACAAGTTCACGCCGCCCGGGTGGGTGAGGGGCGTCCCGGCGCCGGAACCGGCGGCGTAGCCGTGCTGAGGCCCGAGGGCGTCGGCCCGGACCAGATGGAGCTCGTCATCGCCGGGCTCGGCGGGACCCGCGCCACCCCGGCCCGCCGCGCGGCCGCCACCTATATCCGGCTGCTGGCCGGGTACGTCGCCCTGCTGGAGGACGCGCTCGCCGACGAGGCGGGCCACACGGACCTGGACGGGATGCTGTCCGACCTGGAGCGCCGGCTGCTGCCGGCGGCGATATGAGCCAGCGCCGCGACGTCCTGGCCGCCATGCTGGCGGGCGCTACCTCGCGGGAGGCCCTGACCACCGAGACCGGCCTGTCGGCCGCCGCCCTGTCGGCCGTGATGTCGCCGCTGAAGTCCGCCAAGGTGGTGGGCGGGGACGCGGTCGACGGCTGGCGGGTACTGAACCAGGCCGAGGTGCGGCGCATCGTCGACGGCCGCAGGCCGGCGGAGGTGGACCCGCCGGAGGGCACCCCGCCGGCGCACCGGCACTCCGGCGCCTACCGCATCCTGAATGTCCTGCTGCGGGACAACTTCCCGCCGATGCCGCGGGCGCAGCTGGAGGAGGACTCCGACGTGCGCAGCCGGGCCGCCTCCGCCGCCCTGCAGGTGCTGGTGGGGCGGGGGCTCGTGAGGGGCGAGCACGGCGGGTTCGCCGTGTCGGACCGCGCGGCGGCCGAGGCCTACGTCAGGGACCACGCGGCGGACGACGCCGGCCCCGACCCGGTAGAGAAGTTCGCGGAGCACGTGGCCGCCCTGGCGCCCGCGGCCCCGCGCCGCGGCCCCCCGCCGCCGCCGCGGGCCCAGCACCGCGGCGTGCTCGGCTCGCTGATCACCGCGGCCGACGTGGCCGTGCTGAGGGAGCGGCTGGCGGCCGACCGGAGGCTGCTGGAGGAGCGCGAGCGGGCCCTGGACCTGGTCGAGGGTATGCTGCGCGAGCTGGCGGCGGGCGCGCGCCCGACCGCCGGCGAGATGGCCTAGAAGAACACCAGCCTGGTATTGCCCGTCTGCGCTCCGACCGAGCCGATTACCAGGGTGGTCGGCGGCGCCGCCTTGTCGAAGAGCAGCAGGAGGAAGCCCGTACGGGCCAGCCTGATCCCCGCGTCCCCGCCCGCCCCCTTCAGCGTCACCGGCAGCGCGTTGCCCCGCGGCAGCTGCACGATCACGCCCGTGGGCACCGGCAGCTGGGGGACGCCCACCGCGTTGTCGCCGTCCGCCAGGACGACGTCCACGACCGCCGTGTTGGCGTCGTCCGCCAGGACCGTGAGCGGCCCGACGGTGTAGACGCCGAAGTCCGGGTCCGTGACGGACCCGGACAGCGTGGCGGTGGCGGTGGCCTTGGTCACAGGCTGCCGAGCGAGAAGTGCGTCAGGAGGGTCTGCCGCAGGGCGTTGAGGTCGGCCACGCAGTGCGCGAGCGTCGTCGGCGGGTCGGTGGGTATGGTCCCCGCCGCCTCGGCGTCGTCGTCCGCGAAGTGCACCCCGGCCGAGTCCCCGTGCGACGTGCTGGCCGTCTGGATGGCGTTGACCAGCGTGATGCAGGTGCCGAGGGTGGTGGCCGCCGGCACCGCCGCCAGGGTGGCCGCCAGGGCCGTGTCGGCGGCCTTGTGCTCGCCGTCGGCGAAGGCCGTGCCGACCCCCACCATGTGGGCGTGGAGGGCGGCCGCCAGGGCGTTGGCCCGGGCGTTCGCCTGGGCCTGCGTGACGGTGACCGTCAGGCTGCTGGTGACGGAGGGCGGGGCGACGTTGCCGAGGGCCGCGGCCCAGGTGAGGAGGTACGGGGTGCTGCCGGTGGCGTCCCCCGGCCCGCCGGAGACCACCACGTCGCCCGGGGCGACGTTGCTGAGCCCCACGAGCGCCGTCTGGAGGTCGGCGTGGATCACGTTGTAGGCCAGGGAGCCGGTCGTCTGGTCGCCGAACGTGACGGTGAAGGTGCCGCCGGACGCCGCCACGGAGAGCTGGTGCACCTCCGCCGTGGGGTCCGCCCCCGGGGTCACGGTCACGCAGGTCACCGCGTGCCCGCCGCCGGTCAGGGAGGTGACGTCGGCGGTCGGGTGGGCCGCCGCGCCCAGCGCCGCCGCCCAGGCCAGCACGTACGGGGCCGCCCCGTTGGGGCCACCCGGGCCGCCGGAGACCACGACGTCGCCCGGGGCGATGCTGGCGAGCGCCACCAGGGCGGTCTGGAGGTCGGCGGCCGAGATGTCGAACGCCAGGGCGCCGGTGGTGGCCGCGCCCCAGGTCAGGGTGAAGGTACCCGCGCCGCCGTCCACGTACAGGAACTGCAGCTCCGCCACGCCGGCCACGCCGGGGGTGACGGTGGTGACGCCCGGCGCCGGGGCCACGCCCAGCACGGGGAGGGCCGCGAGGCCCTCGGTGTCGGCCTCCATGTGCACCGTGGGCTTGGCCAGCGCCACGGCGTACCTGGAGCGCAGCGTCGCCGCCGCGGAGCCGTCGGGGACGGTGGAGCCGGCCGGGGCGACGGCCGAGATGGCGCCGCCGGACTTGGTCCACTGCCGCACCTGCCCGGTGCTCGGGTCCAGCCAGTCCTGCACCTCGCCCTCCGCTATCTCGGACGGGTTCGGGTACCTGCTGCTGGTGACGAATCTGTTGCTGCTCATGTCCTGCTCCTAGGATGGAAGACGCCCGTCCGTTAAGAAAGCGGGGCCGCCCTTGGGGGCGGCCCCGCCGTGAGTCCGCGCCGGAACCAGGAGGAGGAGGTCCGGCGCGGTAGTACCCCTACGCCGCGAAGCCGGAGATGGTGCCCGACCGGAAGTACAGCGGCTGGTTGACCACGGACGCGTAGAGCGACATCAGGCCCTGCGCGTTGTACAGGTCCGGCGCCTGGAAGACCGGGGTCGCGTACAGGGGGATCCACTCCCCGAGCACGATCGCCGAGTCGCCCACGACGTAGCCCTTGAAGCCGACCACGTACGTGTTGGCGTCCATCGTCGGAACCTTGATGACCGACACCGACCCGTCGCGCAGCGTCCCGATCTCGTACGGGCCGATCGGGGCCGTCACGCCGCTGGGCTGGAAGCCGGAGACCTGGCTCCAGATGCTCGCCGCGTTGTTGCCGACCAGCACCCAGTTCACGCCGCCGCGCCCGAGGTCCGTCTGGATCAGGGACTCGGCGTAGTCGAGCTTGACGCCGATTTCCGCGTAGCGCGCCAGCCGCGAGTACGTCGCCGGCGGGGTCGCCACGAAGTCCAGGGACGCCTCGTGCTTGGCGGTGGCCAGGATCTGGCCGATGAGCTGCATGTCGCGCTCCTGCTTGATGAAGGAGGCGACGAGGTTGGACATCATGTCCCCGAGGTCGAGGTCGAAGTGCGCCTCGGCCGCGAACTGGGACTGCTGGCTCCAGCTGACCTTGATGGGGTGCGGCTCGGCGGAGATCGGCAGGTTCGTGATCTGGATGTCCAGGTTGCGGATCTGCGCGTAGTTCTGCTCCGAGTCGTACCGGAACGTGGCCGTCACGGGGACGGCGCCGGCCGGCGCCACGTCGTAGTTCACGGTGGCGACGCCCGTCACGTAGTCGATGACGCTGGCGGCCGCGATGCCGGTGCCGCTGAGCACGCCGAGGCCGTTGTCCGTGGCGACGATGGCGCCGGCCGTGACCGTGACCGTGCCCGGGCGCACCGGGTGCGGCGCGAGCGTGGCGGTGAAGGCCGTCAGGATGGCGTTACCCGTGCCCATCACCTGGGTCGTCCTCTCGGACGAGTACGTGCCGTCGGTGACGTTCTGGAAGACCTGCTGCCCGGCGGTGACGCCGGCGGCCGTCTGGGTGTACACCGGGCGCACCAGCATGACCTGCCCGTTCTGGCGGTCCATCGGCTGGATGTCGACCAGCTTGTGGGCGATCAGGTTCGGGTAGAAGATGCGGACGACGTCCAGTATCTTCGGGACGAGCGTGCCGAGGGAGTTGGTGAACGTGGCCTCCGTCCGCTTGTCCATCCGGCGGAGGGCGTTGGCCTGGTTCTCCATCACCATGATGGTGTTGGCGGCCAGGTCGTGCTTGCGCCGGTCCTTGCCCTCCAGCGCCTCGATCAGGCTCTTGTACTTCGTCTTCCAGGAGCGGTTCTCGCCCAGGATGCGCGCGACGTTGCGCTCGCGCGCCTCGTCGTACTCCAGCTGTATCCGGTTGTTGTCCATTCGATCCTCTGTGTTGTTGGGTTCCCTGCGCTTTTCCAGATTCTCGGTGGACTGCCAGAGTCTATGCTATCTCGGTTTCGGGTGTTCGGTGCGGGCCTAGAGCCAGCCCTTGAAGGCGACCTCGCCGCGCTCGTAGGCGGCGCCGTACCTCGACGGCGGCGCCTCCGCGGGGGTCTTGCTGCGGTCCTGGGCGTTGTTTATGACGCGCTTCGCCTCCGTCAGGGAGCCCCTGACGCTGGCGTCCTCGGCGATGGCGGCGAAGCCGTTGGCGGCCAGCCACGCGTCGTCGACGGACTCGGGCAGGGCGATTGCGCGCAGCTCGGCGAACGAGCCGACCTGCCGCGAGTGCGCGGGGCCCCCCTCCCGCATGATCTGCAGGACGGTCTTCCCGTCCGCGGCGCCGGACAGCACGGCGCGGTAGTTGACGCCCTCGGCCGCCATCGGCTCCATGGACCCCCCGAAGGGCCTGTCGGCCCCCGGGTAGGCCAGGCGGTCGGCCTCCGCGAAGAACGCGAGGTCGGCCTGGACGGTCGGCGCGGGTGCGGCGGTCTCTCTCACGATCAGCTTCCTCCCCTTGGCCAGCGCGGCGGCCTCGGTGACGGCGAACTTGTAGGCGACGTTGATCCTGGCGGCCTCGCGGACGGCCACCCGGTAGGCCATGCGGCCCTCGGTGGCCAGCGCCAGCAGCCCCTCGGCGCGGCCCTCGGCGGCGACCAGCGCCTCCTGGAGGCCCCGCGCCACGCCGGCGTCGCGGGCGGCCCTGTCCTGGGCCGCCTTGACCCGGAGCCCGGCCTGGCGGACCTGCTCGGCGGCGATCTCCTTGGTCTGCTTGACCTGCTGGCCCATGTGGGCGATGCCCGTGGCCATGGCCTTGACCTGGCCGTTGCGCCTGGCGAGCAGTTTCTCGAACAGCTCGGCGGACCTGGCCGCCTCGGCCGGGTCGACCTTCGACTCGTTGATCAGCTTGACGGCCGAGTCCTTGATCTCCTTCCAGCTCTGGTACACCTCGGCCAGGTCCCGCCCGCCGAGCTCGCACTCGGACAGGGCGACCTCCACGGCGGCGGCGCGCTGGAGGACGGCGATCTTGTCGGGGCCCTCGGCCTCCCTGTCCATCAGGATCTTCTGCTCGTTGAGCCAGCGGAGCGTACCTGCCTTGTCCCTCGTCATGGTGTGGCCTTCCCTCTTCTGTTGCTTGATGGTGGGGCGGACGCGGAGCGAGGCGGAGGGCTCCGCCACGCAGTCGGTCCCCAGGAACTCGTAGTCCTCCAGGATGTTGCCCTGGTAGTCGACCGATCCCAGCCCGCGGATGGAGACGCCGAAGGAGACCTCGGCCTCGATCAGGGCCCGCAGGTCCCTCCCGCTCGCCGTCTCCAGTATCTCCCACTCGTTGTAGAACACGCCGTTCTCGACCCACGCGCCGATGACGACGTGCGAGGCCTGCCCCGGCGTGACGTACGGCTCGGCCGGGTGCTCGTTCACGGACGACAGCAGCTCGCGGCTCTCGAACGCCTGCGCCGACCGCTTCGACACGCCCTCCATCAGGGCGGAGCTGTAATTGCGCTCGTTCAGGTTCTTGAAGTCGCACTTGGTGGCCGGCAGCGTCACCACCATCTTGCCGCCGCGCTGCTCCACCAGGTACTTCCCGCCGGACCTCCGGATCTCCCGGGGGTCGACGGTCAGGGACTCTACCAGGAGCTGCTTCGTTATCTTGGCCATCTTTCGGCGGGAGAACTCGGTTGTACTAAGAGTTGAGCGCGGGGGCGGGACGCGCCACGTCCCTCACGCCCAGCGAGAGCAGGATGTAGGCCTGCAGGTCGACGCTCGCGAGGTTGAACACCGGGCCCACCTCCAGCAGCTCCAGCAGCGCCGCCTCGGGGAGGATGGGCCGGAGCACGGGTATGAGCCGCTCGACGGTGCCGCGCTGCCCCAGCAGCTCCCGGATGGCCGGCAGGCGCCGGTAGTCCAGGGCGAAGTACTCCCGGGCCTTGGCCTCGCGGACGAGCCTGTTGAAGCGCTCGCCGTACAGCCCCAGCAGGCGGGACTTCTGCTCCCTGCTCTCGAACTGGACCTCTATCAGGAACCGGATCAGCGTCGCCACGGGCCCCTACCTGGCGGGGTCCCGCGGGTACTCCGGGACGTCGGCGCGGGCCGCCTCCAGCAGGCTGCGGTACGGCACCACCTGGCCGCTGCTGTGGTCCGGGGAGATGCGCCCGGCCAGCAGCGCCACCTCGTCCAGCTTCCGCCGCGCGCCGTCGTCCTCGGGGAAGAAGATGGTGTGCGGCACCCCTATCAGGTCCAGGATGCGCTTGATGTCCTGGTCCGTGATGGTCTTCGTGGACGTGAAGGAGGTCTTGATCTCCTTGAACGTGCTGATGATGTCGTACGTGTCCTTGTACGTCTGCATCAGCTCGGAGGTGATGTACGGGCTCTTCTTGAAGGCCACGTCCACCCTCACCTTCGAGACGTCGCCGCCGAGGTAGAAGACGCAGAGCGTGACCAGCTTCTTCAGGCCGGCGCAGTACGCCTCGCCTATCGGGATGAGGGACCGCGCGAACTTGATGTCCTGCTGGCGGAGCGACATCGGCCGCTGGTTGCCCTGGTTCTCGGACGCCAGGAAGAAGCCCTTGGGCAGGCGGGAGGCGTTTATCAGCTTGTCCCGGAAGTACTCGACGTCCTCTATGGTGCTGATCTCGATGGACGTGCTGAGCTTCTTGGCGTCGAAGCCCTCCGGTATCCAGAGGTACTCCGTCATGCCGGTGTCCTGGTTGCGGGTGACGCGCTGGCCCGGCCCCGCGAACCCCAGGACGATGCTCTTGATGCTGTTCTTCAGGAAGTTCAGGCGGTTCAGGACCGACGCCGGGTCGCCCTTCAGGCCCGGGATGGTGATGGCGATGCGGTCCAGGCGGCTCTGGCGCGTGATGGCCAGGAGCTCCTCCAGGATCGCCAGCTTCTCCCAGGGGACGCGCATCTTCTCCAGCTCGCTCAGCCCGTACGGGTAGGTGTCCCGCGAGCCGATGCAGTAGACGCAGTACTCCCAGGGGTAGAACTCCTTGTCCGCCAGCGCGAAGCCCAGCACGGAGTCGGCCCCCGGCCCCACCAGCAGCTTGTAGGTGCGGGTGGCCGAGTGCTCCAGCTCGTAGATGTCGGGGTGGGCGAAGTGCATGGCGATGTCGCCCGGCTTGAACGGCACCTGGATGACGCTGCCCTCGCCCGCCTTCCTCTCGTCGATGTCTATCAGCTTCGACCTGTCGTTGCGGGACAGGACGTAGGCGAAGTCCCCGAACTTGCACAGCGACCGTATGTCGCTGCGTATGTTCTGGAGGACGTTGTTGGACTGCAGCACCTCCATCACCTGCCGCTCCAGGGCGCTGTCCGAGATCTTGATGACCAGGGACGACTCGGTGTAGTCGGTGATGTTGACCACCTCGTCGGCGAGGGTGTCCAGCACGACGGCCGACTCGCCGCCGCTGCGGTCCATCTTGCGGTAGGTCGCCATGCGGGTCTGGCGGTTGTTGACGAGGTCGGCGGAGCTGGTCTCTATGGAGGACCACTTGTTGCCGAGGGTGTGGAACTCGTCCGACGGCATGTCCTTCGGGACGGCGACCGGCGTGCCGTCCGTGGCCGTCATCAGGTTGTAGCCGAGGTCCGCGACCAGCCTGCTGAGGTCCTTGACCGACGGGCCCTGGGCCACGTCGGCGCGGCGCGCCCCGAGGGCGCGCATCAGCCTGTTGCGGAGTCCGGTGCCGGAGGCCACGCTACCCCGGGAGCCGGGCCGCGGTGGCGGCGTCCGCGTCCATCTGCCAGGCCAGGCGGGAGCCCGGGGCCCGGCCCCGGACGCAGGCGCTGGCCCTGTCCAGCAGGACGGCCATGGTGTAGACCTTGTTGCCGTCCGCCTCGGACTCCCGCAGCAGCAGGATGCGGCAGCCGTGGGCGGAGAACTCGTGCCTCGCGGCGCCGCCGAGCGGCACGTCGTTGGAGATGAAGTGCAGGTGCGGGAGCCTCTCCCCGGCCGGGCCGGCCCGCGGCACGACCCGGATGGTGTCCCCCAGCACGGAGATCAGGTCCACGGCGTCGCCGTGGCGGAACGGGAACGGGGACTCCAGGGCCAGGCTGTCGCTCAGGCTCCAGTACCGGAAGGCGTGGCCGGCGTCCGGCCTGGGCGACGACCCGTACGGGACGACGAAGCGCGGGGCGGCCTCCTCCACACCGCCCTGCCCTACGCCATCACCAGGAAGTCGTAGGCGTCCTTCGCGTACTCCTCGCCCTGGACCTTGATGGCCGTGCCGCTGACCTCGGTGACCAGGCCGGTGTCGACCTGGACGTTCGTGCCCTTCTCGTACACCCGCACCAGCTGGTTCCGCCAGATCGCGGCGGGCGGCGTGTGCGCGGACTCGGAGACGTACTTCTCCGGGGCTATGCCGCTAGGCGTTCCGTTTTCCATCGTGTGTTTCCCCGTGGTTGAGAGACCGGCGGCGGGGCTCCCCCCTTTGAACCGCCGGCCGGGACCGCGCCGGCGGTACCGCGCGAGCCTTGGAAAGCTAGGACGCCAGGCGCCGGAACTGGAACTCCTTGGAGTCGTACTTGTCGCCGCCCTCGATCTTGACGATGCCCTTCCTGGACGACTCGACGAGGCCGGTGTCGACCTGCTTCCCCGTCGCCGTCTCGACGACCTGGACCAGGTGCCCCCTGCGGCACTCCAGCAGGTTGTCGTCCGAGTTGTCGGCGTCCGGGTCGGAGTCCGACTTGACGGAGGCCAGCTTGTTCGGGCCGGTGTCCTTCGGGTCCGCCACCTTCGGCGGGATCGGCGCGCCCATGTGGTCGAGCTCCCCGGCCGCGAGGTCGGTCGACTCCTCGCCGGCCTTGACGTCGGTGTCGATGTCGAGCTTCTCCGACTCGGCCAGGATGTCGGCCCTGACGCGGTCGCGGATCCGCTCCACGGTGCCGCGGCGCAGCCGCAGCAGGTTGGACTGTATGCGCTTCTCCATCACGTCCACCGGCAGGGCGTCCTCGCCGCCCGGTATCATCTCGTCGCTGACCGGCGCGTCGTCCGCCGGGTCCACGCCGCCGGTCACGAGCTCGACCTGGTCGCCCACGGCCGCCACGGCCGCCGCCTCGTCCTGGAACGGGCCGACCATCATCTCGCCATCCTTGAACGTCACGGAGGGGTCGCCCTCGGTGCCGCCCACGATCGCGTACGTGGCGCCGTCCTCGATGTCCTCGCGCTTGACGAAGCCGAACTTGGCCTGCCTCACGCCGGGCTTCGCGCCCTCGGTGCGGACCTTCCGCACGAGGCGGAACGCCTCCAGCTTGGGGATGCGGCCCTTCTTCGGCGCGGGCTTCCCGTCGGGCTTCCCCGCCTCGGTCTTGGGGGCGGGCTTCGGCGCGGTCTTGGTCTCCGGCATGGTCGTGTCCTCTATGATGTGTGTTTGGAGGTAGGGCCCCGGCGGGGCCCGCACGACAAAAGTACCGGGGCGGGGGCGGCCCGCGGGCCGCCTACTCGTGGACGCGGGCGAACTCGTC